GACGGGGCAGGCACTACTTAGATTTTGCAGCCATCGCAATCTGCTTCATCAGAAATGTCATCCTGATTCTCTTCAGCAGAACGCTTCTCGGCTACACGCGCTTCTGCGTCGTCCAAACCCGGCAGGTCAAAACCGTCTGCGTCATCCGCAACCATTTTGTTGTGCTCGTCGATAGTGGACTGCATTGCGCCTTCTTTCTGGGACATCGTCTTTTCCTTCTTTGGTCAGTATAGAGTGTTTCAGCATAGAACTGCTAACACACGTTTTTAATCCGCGTGGTATTTTGCTTGACAGTGAGGACAATCGAAGGAGTCTTTATTGCGCGCCCACGTTATCCGTTTACCACAGCTCACACAGCGGTAGTTGTCGGGCTTGTACTTGATATCCACCCGTGCACCGCACTTGCAGTCGTAGCCGGCGATAGAGACAAAGCCTTCTTTATCGTGCATCACCCGTGGTACGAGTGTGTGCTCGCCACACTTGAAACAGAGGTTGTGTTTCATGGCCCACCTTTAAATGGCGACCGGCGCTTTAATAGCCGGATGCGATTCGTAACCTTCGATTTCGAAATCGTCGAACTGGTAGTCGAAGATGGAATCCGGCTTGCGTTTGATTTTCAGACGTGGTAACGGGTGTGGGTCACGGGTAAGCTGCAGCTTCGCCTGTTCCAGATGGTTGGAGTACAGGTGCGTGTCACCACCAGTCCAGATGAACTCTTCAGCCACCATGTTCACCTGCTGAGCAACCATTTCCGTCAGTAGCGCGTAAGAGGCGATGTTAAACGGCACGCCTAAGAACACATCGGCGCTACGCTGATACAACTGGCAGGACAGACCGCGGCGGGGAATATCCAACTCATCAAGTTCATCATGTAACTGTTCTTGATGCTTCTCGTTGAGGTTCTGATAATACCCGCCTGTCCCCTTCAGGTTGGCAAACTGGCCACGTTCTTCGAGAGTCAACTCACGGGTGTAGAACTGGAAGAACGCATGGCAGGGCGCTAAGGCCATGTCGTCGAGTTCGCCGACGTTCCACGCACTGACGACGATGCGACGGTTATCCGGGTCGTTACGCAGCTGGTCAATGACTTTAGAAATTTGATCGATGTCCTTAGTAAGGAGCATAGTCGCTTCCCGCCACCCGGCCTCTTCCCAACCGTCAGCTTCCATTTCATCGATGGTTTTGCGGTTAGAGTGATGCACTTCATCGTGTGCTGTCCAAGACCGCCACTGTTTACCGTAGACCGGGCCTAAGTCACCGTTCTCATCCGCCCACTCATCCCAGATAGAGACGTTGTTCTCTTTCAGGTAACCGATGTTGGTATCCCCTTTGAGGAACCACAGCAGTTCGTGAATGATGGAACGCAGATGGCACTTCTTGGTGGTGACCAGCGGAAAGCCTTCGGTCAGGTCAAAGCGCATCTGACCACCGAACATGGAGAGTGTGCCCGTGCCGGTACGGTCTTTCTTTTCACGACCAAAGTTGAGTACGGTTTCCATCAGTTGAAGATACTGGCGCATTATTTGTTTCCTGTCACGGTTTTGACAAACTGACCGAGTTCGTTCATGACGCCCTCAGTCGCTTCAAGTTTATTCACCGCATTCAAAATGCTGCGGGTCACGACGATGTCTTTCGCGGTGGCAATCGATAACAGTAAGGCTAACGCTTCGGCAAGCTTGGAATAGAACACGATGTCCTGACGCTGCTTCTCCTGCTCGTTTTCCAGCAGGGCATCAAACAACTGCGTAATCGCTTTGTTGTGCTCAAACAGAATCGTGTTGTAGTCGTTGCCGAATTTCATCCCCGGTGGAATGTTGTTCAGAGCAGAGTGCAGCACGACCTCTGTAACGGCTTCTACGGGGATGTCCGTTTTACGGGAGTAGAACCCGAGAACACCGATAAAAGTCGTCACAGCCTGTCCCACGCCCGCTGAGACCAGAAGACTGTCCATCTTCTGCACACCTTCTGCAACCATGCCCAACATGCGGTAATATTTGGTGATTTGCTGACGGATGTTACCAAACTGATACACCAGTGCCCGGTCATTCCACTGTTCGACTTGACGGACAACTGCAATTGGATCGAAATCGGCCATTAGATACCCCAAATGACGTTAAAGCCCAACATCTCTTCACGGTCGCTGAAATAGCTGACCAGCACGATAGAGTTCGGCTTGAAAGTGGACGGCGGATGTCCCTGTGCGACGTGCTTACCGGACAGGGTGCGTAAAATCCCCAATTGACGATAGGCGAACATGCCGCTTGTGAAGTCAGCGTTCTGCAAGAGCGCGGCAGCGGTGTCGGTTCCAATGCGGAAGCAACCCCCTTTGGCAATGGCGTCCAGCGAGTTGTTCAGTGACAGCTCGTTGGTGATGGTCATGTTAAACCCTTTAGCCAGTGCAAAAGCTGTGTCTTTCCAATGGCCGTTCTTCGAGCCCGGAATCAATACGCCGTTAATAAAAGCGCCTTCGTCTTCTTTAAATTCAATCGTGTTCATTATAAAGTCCGTTCTTAAAATGGGGGATTTCGACATAACAGGAGACTCATTTGTAAAAATAAAAAAAAGAAGGCCACCCAAAGGCAGCCTGTCTTTTTACTCGATAACGGTAAGCTGGGATTTTTCATCCCCGTGCTCAGCCAGAAACATCCCGAGGGCGTTGGCCAACAGGGTAGTGCAGACCCGCGGTACCCGGTCTTTGGCAATGTAGACCATGACCCGCAATGCGCTGCGGTCGGGTAACATAAACACCGCATGGTGTTGACGCGCACAGTGCAGTTCACACTGCAGCTCTTTATGCCAGCCTTGCCATCCGTCATCGATTTCGACGAAGACGTTTTTACGCGTAACTGGACATACCACCTCAATGCCGTTCGTTGTTGCATGGACTTCGACTTTCATGATTAATTCCTGGTGTGAATAAAATAAAAGGATTCCCCTACCGAAGTAGGGGAACTATCTTAAAGCCGGGTTTCGTTATCCCAGTAGTTACGCAGGAACTCCTGCATATCGGGCGAACTCGGCTTGGACGGTACAGCTTCGGCAATCGCAAACGGGATAACGTCTGCAATGCTTTCCATCTCAAACCGCTCAACTTCGAGTTCAACTTTTACCCAGTCACCAAACGAGGTGCCCTGTGCCACTGTGTCAAACAGCGCTTTCAGTGCGTCCACGTCGGGGATGTCAGGATGGCCTTGACTCACATAGAAGACATCAATGTCCCAATGTTTGCCACCGCTCGCTTTGACCTCATCAGTTGGATCAATTGTCACGCGTTTCACGAGATGCGTTAAGTAATCATCCCCGTAAAACGACAGGGCGCTTTTCATCCCGATGTCAGAGTTCTCTTCTTCACGCTCTTGGCCTTGGAAGGTCTTCACCGTCAGTTCCGCTTTATCCGCATGGATACGCGCACGACGACGACCGCCTAACATCGGCATCATCACGTCAAGATGATACTCCCCTTGTTGCGCTTGCAGCCACGCCCAACCTTCTTCCGTTGGACGCACCCACATGCAATACTCCCGCTCTTTTTCCACAGAGATGGATTCGCGTGCGACTCTGAGAACACCGTCCTCTTTCTCGCGATCCATCTGCTGAAGGATATTACCCAATCGGCTCATATTCGCTCAGTACCTTCTGCTGTAAAGCCGCCACGTCAAAGTCGTTATCGAACGGGTCGATATTCTCCCCTAACCACTGGCAGATGTTTGGCAACCATTCTGCAAACGCCGGCGTTTTAGGGCCGTCGTGTTTCACATAATAGTGCAGCAGAGGCACATGGGCTTGCACGAGTTCAGCAACCCGCACACCACACGGTGTCCCGTCGTCCATTCTGACTTGGTGGAACTTGCCCGCCATCGCCCAAACAAAGCACCGTTCAATGTGCAGTGAGAAGGCTCCCGGTTTATACGCCGTGCCGCCGTACACATCGGACTTCATCTTACGCCCGTAGGCAATCGCCTCCAGTCCGTCCATGTGAATCAGACGCTGGATGGCCGGGTAGCGACGAATCAACACGTCCAACAGGTACAGGTCGCTTTCCACGCTGTACTCAAGGTCGTGTTGCGTGTAGGCGTAGTCAATCAACCGCAGGACGTGGTAATAGCCTTCGAGGGTGGCGAAGTCCCCGTGCAGGGTTCTAAACGGTTGGTCGTCACGCCAGAAGTTACTGATTCTACGGCCCAGCACCACCCGACTGCGGGAATAGATGTTGAGATGATTCACCCCATCCATTGCAACCGTAATCTCTTGGTTCTTTGGCACGCCTCCGATGTTACGCAGATAACGAACAAAGTCATCGCGTTCTTCACCGATGAGATCCAGACGTAAGTCGCCCGGGTATTTCATGACATCATAACGGTGTGCAGCTTCCGGCCCTAAAGAGAAGCCGTAGCGGTTTGCCATTGCAATACCAAAACGTACATCGTTCGCACCAATCAGGTACGCCCCAACACGTTCAGCCAAATGCAGGTGGGTCTCAAACACCGCTGGATTCACACCACAGAGCTGGTCGTGGTACAACCGCTTCAGCATCCGTGGTACGCTATCGTCCCCAGTGAGATTCTGCATGGCACTTATCTCAAGGATAAGGTCGCGCAAGATTTCTTTTGCCTGAGGGTCGTCGAAGTCTACAGGTTTGGTCATCTACGTATCCTAGGTAACGGGGAAGAACTGGTTCACTAACGTGTCGGCGCGTTGATAACTGAGGTCACCGGCAGCACACACAAACGGACGCTTCTCAGTCGTTAACAAAGACTGAATCGCATTCACGTTACAGAAGGTGTACGGGTAAAGCTCAATCTCATCCGTTTGGCCAACTACATCAGATTTATCCCAGCGGCTATCCAACGCAGTGAATAGGGACAGTAACCGCGCACCGTAATCCTTAAACGGCGGGTTGGTTTCTGTCTGTAGATTCATCAGTAAGTTCACAATCACCTCTGCCGAGATTAACGCCTTGTCACTCTCGGTGAGTTTGGTGAGGTAGAACTCCACGGACTTCAGGCTACCCAATGCTGATGCTTGCACCGTAAGCTCACGGTACATCTGCGCTTGAACAACCGGGTCAACAATGGACTCCACCAACGGGGTGATCTTCTGCGGTAGGTCGTAGGTTGCCAACTTACTGGACAGACCGTAAACCAACGCCGAGGTGGTACCCACATCCATGACGCGGTACTCATCCCCGTAACTGCCCTCGTTACCCGGACTGCGAAAACTGCTGATGAAGTTATTGATGGAGAGGTAGTCATCCAAATCCTTGTAGGAGTTGAACGTCTGCTTGGCCCCATCGACAACCGACTGCACCTGATACTTGGCCTGATTGAAGTCACTTACGTAGCCGTTAATCTCTTGTTGCACTTCGCCCGGCAGGCGAGAGATTTGACCGGCCATGTCCATGGTTTGTTCAATGCGGGATTTCACCGACGCGTAGTCAGTGCCTACGGCCGCCAGACCTTTATCACGCAAAGAGGTGAGGGTGCTGAAGCCTTCGCCAAGCAAGCCGGATATCTTGCTCGGTTTAAGGTAATCCAAAGCACTCTTCGCCTGGCTATTCGCCGCCTCAAACGGTTTTTCGACTTCACGCTTTAACGGGTCAATGCTTGGGAGGACTTTCTTAGGGTCAGTAGCCAGTCCGGGTATTTTATTACCGGGAGATGCACCACTGGCTCCAGACCCGGCGGTCTTAGTCCCGCCAGTGCTAGCGATGTCCCCACCGCCAAAGAGATTGCCGATTTTTGACCCAAGCGATGATGCTCCACCCTTAAGTTTATCGACTGTCGCCCCTGCTTTGTTGAACGTTTCGCCTGCTTTGTCATAGAGACCTGTCGCTGTATCCACCGCGTTCTTCACGCCACGCTCGGCGCTGTCCACGGTATTGGTGACGCGGGAGACCGCTTGCTGAGCACCCTGTTGGACGCGGTCCACAGTGTTACCCACCTGATTGACACGATCGGTCGCTGCGGACTGCACCTTGGTGATGCGTCCCGTTAAACTCGAATCACTCGGGTTCATTCTTATTACTCCTGAAAGACAATGTGGTGATGTCAACCTCGAAGTAAACCTCGACATCCGGTTGTCCCGGAACGTGAGTTAAGAATGTGCATTCGAACTTCCGCACATCGATAGCTTTCAGCGCTTCTAAGAAACGTTTCCAGCTGAGCTTCTTGGTGTGGCGAATAGACTGTTGCAGGTTATGTCGCCGGTCACTACGACGGCTGGTAATCTGTGGACAGTTCTGTGGGTTGTTCACGTACTTGGCAACCAGTTGTCGCCACTGCGACTCCGTTATCCCGTACGCCGCAAACAACGACCACAACACCTTTAACAGAATATGCTCCATGACCTGCTCAGCAGTCTGTTGCGTGTTCTGAAAGTAAAGGTTCAACGCATCAGAAGCACTGCCACGCAAGTCCTCATCATCTTCACCGTTCAGGGTGCGTAATAAGTCACGTTGCGGATGACAATAGCCCTTAGCCATACGGTGGTCTTCAAAGCGCCCTCGGTAAGTTTTGATGGACATGGTCAACGTCTCCACATTCACCAACACCAACCCTTCGATAAATCGCTTCCACGTAAAGTCCACACTGAGCCCTTTGACGTTACCGCCCGACAAGGCATTCGCCAGTCGACCTAAACGTTCACGAGGTTCTGCTGTGGACTTCCCAACGTACTGGGGATTCTCGACGTACTGCTGCGCGAGTATCTTCCAGTCCGAGTGGGAGATTGGCATAAGGTTAACAAGCTTCCAGTAAGCCGACCGGAGTTCAACACCTGCTGGGGTATCCTCTGGTGGCCCGTTAAGGATGAAGTCTGATATCTTTCCCATTTTACACCTTGTTCCAAGGAGCGGATGGATTAAGTTAGAGATAGTGTTCCACTATGGTTTCTAACTCGCGCAGGATGTGTGCTGTTTGGTTTAAGAACACATCCCGTTCTGGGCTGTCACTTTCATTCTCTTTGAACGACGTGAACACTGCCCACGCCCGAACGAGCTTTCCGCGCACCACGTCTTCACGTGAGGTCTGGAAATAATCGTCAAGCCATTTCTGTTCGTCGGTGTCTAATTTCTTAGACAGGGTCGACGGTAACACAGACCATTCCGGGTAATTCCCCGGGGAGGCCAACACACGGTTATACTCCATGAACAAGAACTCAAGACGAGCGATGAGGATATCCATGGTTTGAGTACGCATGGCGATCGTTCCCTGCAACGACAGCGGCAGGTAGTTTTCACTATTATACTCAAGCGGTGCTGTAAGCAATTCTAAGCCTACGAGCACACGGTTCAGCCTGTTAGGGGTATTCTTATGGTACTCGGCCTCTAACATGCTTCTGCGGCGTTTAAATGCCTTTGATTTAATAACACGCGAAAGCCAGTTTAACATGGTCGATTTTCCTAAAACATAATTACCTCAGTGTGATATATCTCACTTTGATAACATCTATCTGAAACCTGATTGAAGAGGTACGCGATGAGCGGAGAAGAAATTCCAGCCGAGGTGATTGTCGGCTTTAATGGTGACATTACTAACGAGGACGATGCGCTCCGCTTTACACAACTGGCGCGTATGTTTGCGTTAAATCAGGTGTTGGGCATCAAGGACATGGGCACCGACCCTAAAGCCGTCTCGTCACTGGCGAAACTTGCCGACGGCATGGATAAACAAATCCTGACCCTGCGTCGTATCGCTACGGCACAGAAGGCAAATGAAATCAGCAGCGATGTGGCAAACACCCTGAACCAATGGGTGACTGGCAAGGCGGGTGCAAAAATACAGCGCCACGACGCCCCCAGTAGCGACACCGGTTACCGACCCGTCATTCCCGTGTTACCCAGTAAGGTACACAAAGAAGGGGAACTGGCACCGGTGGGCACACAAGTGGACGTCGAAGCTATCATGCGGACGGCGTTTTCTCAGCGTCCGATTGATGAGGACGACGACTAAACAGCGCTGTATCAAATACGTCTAACGTGACGTATTCCGCCATAAACCGGGTCGACTCCACAAAGGGGTTGGCTCGGTCTTTTTTTATTGTTGCCACCGTCTCTTCGGTGAGCTCATCGGTTAAGAGGCTCGGACGGTTAATCACGAAATCAGGAATACGCGTTTTGTTAAAGTGGTTGACGTTTTGTCGAATCCACAAAAACCAATCGTAGGTATACCACGCATCCCATGCGGCACGTAAGCGTCCCGGTGTGAGGTAGGTATAGCTTTCACACACGACATTCACCTTGACGTTGTCAAAGAAACGACGGAACATCTCCAAGAAAGTCTGACGTTCTTGCTCGGTTAAGTCCGTGTACGGCCAAAGGTTAATCGTGAGTTCTGGTTTTTCAATCGGCGAGGAGAGCGCAATGGTCAACAGCTCCTGCTCGATATACCCCTTCATTACTTGTAGCAACGGGGTGGGCTCTGCATTCATCAAAGCCAGTTTTGTGCGTGACCGATAAGAACGTGGCCAGTCTTCAATACCAATAACCGCCGCCCATGCTTCCGTAAAACGTTTCACGTAAGCTTGCTCATCCAAGAGCGCGAGCTTTTCAGGCTGAGTGGCCTTGACATGTCCCAGTCGTGTATCAAAGAACACATCAATGTCCGCTAAGATGCGGCGAGTTAATTTCATTGGGGTCGTCCGAGGTTGTTGCCAATGTGCATCTGTTTGTAGTAGGCACTCCACGTTCGGGTGCTCTTCGCACTCGTCCGCTCAGCCCCTTCAATGTGGATACGACCTTGGCCGGTTTGACGAATGGATTGGTAGAACGCACGTTGAAGTGCATCGTTACCACCACGCGCGTGCAGGAACTCTTGCAGGGTCTCATCGAGACCGTCGGCAAACATCACGTACGCTTCGGGGAAAGAGACCCCGGAGGCTTTAGAAGGTCCAACCACCTGACCGGAAAGCTTGTCACGCACTTTATCGTTCTTCGCCACAGCCATCTTCTTCTCTTGCATCTGCGTCTGACGACGAGCAGGTACCGGGAAGTAAAGGTGTGGGTGTCGGGTACGGTGCTTAAGCCCAGTCTTCGAGTCGGTGAACCACATACGCTGGTTCATGTCCAAGCCCAATGCTTTGGCAATCTCCACGTTACGCATGTGGTCGATGCTTACCTTGCTACCCGCTGGGTTATAAATCGGGATACCATTTTTCGGGATGGTCGCAAAGTCTTCATCAGACATACGCGTAAACGCTTTGGCCATGGCATTGCCATTGATGCCGGAGGTGTCAATCAGATTCAGCAGGTCCAGTATGAATTTCTCCGCCGCCTTGCGACGTACCGGATTGAGCTTCATGACGCAGTCCGAAACTGAATGGCGACACGCAGGTGAGGCAGAGTGGCGTTCTCCAAGTCCTCAATCCAATACGCAATCGCTTCGTTGTTTTCGGGCACAGACGGATAGCCCCAGACATCCGGGATACCGCTGGTGCGCAGCAACTCCTGATAAAAAGAAACCACCTGAGGACAAAAGGTCCCAAGTGATTCCGCTGGTGCGGCAAAGCGCGCGACCAGAGCATCGGCAGCATTCGGATCAATGCTACGCAAGCCCTGTTCAAGGCGCTGAATAATGACTCGTTGATACTGCATCGTTTCCTCCAATACGGGGCGGCTTTATTACCGCCCCGCGTAGGGTTACTTTTTGCGAGTCAGGAATTTAGGAACACAGTCATCGTCAACTGCCATGGCCAGTAAGCTCATAGCTGTCAGCGTGCGTTTCCCGCCCTTCTCTTCTTGGTCTTTGAACATCCAGTATTCCACTGTGTTGTCCATGATTTCATCCCAGTCCCATCCTTTATCAGCGATGGCTTTGTACAGCATGTCCGGGGCGACGTCGGCGTATTTGATTTCCAGCTTGTGGAAGTTGTTACGCATGTACGCCATTGCGGCTGTGATTTCCAACGCACGACGCAGGCGTGGGTTTTCATCGATCATGTCGCGAATGGTGGTACGCATGAACTTGACACCCGGTAACAGGTGGAGCTCATAGTTAGCGCCTGAACGGGTGTAGCCGTAGTCACTGCTCAGCGTTTTAGAGATGTAATGCCACAACGATAAATGATAGAAGAAGCCCAGTGACTGAGAGAAGATAAGCTCAAACTTAACACCGGTTGGACCACCCTTGGCACGGAACTGCGTGTAGCGAACCAGTTTCAAGTCATTGGCTGACGAGTTCATGGTACGTGAACGTGCCGTTGGGTACATCGGTTCGTTCGTGGCCGTCTTCGCATCGTAAGAACTGTCGGCTTTCAGCTCACCGGTTTTGGTGGCGACAATCAGACTGTTCGTTAAGAAGGAAATCGCACGACGTGGTACGTTTGAGAACTTCAACTCACCGGAGATATCATCCAGCAGTTTATCCGCAGACGGCTTACCGCCGTTCTTCATTGCCCCACCCATGTCGTCAGCTAAGTGTACGACAAAGCCCATGTACATGTGACCGCGCGCCAGACCTGCCGGCCAACGTCCCATCATGTTCGACTTCTGCAGTGAGTCGTGGGCGTTCAGGATGTTCTGATCAGAATCACCCACATCGGTCTTGGCGTGTTTGCCTTCGATATCGGAGGTGTGGAATTCTGACAGGGAGTCGATGGTATAGAACCACGGGTCAAGCATCATTTTGTTCTGACGACGAACCGGGTCTGGGAATGGCGACTCACGGACGTCTTTCTTCTTGACGTAATCGGAGAACCGCTTTTCAATTTCTTTGCGAATGTAGTCCGAGTAATACTGCTCGCCCGGTAACATATCGGATGCCACGAAGTTATAACGCCCTTCGTCAATCATGGACAGTACGCTGGTACCGTCTTCGATTCCCGACGCTCGTTGAGCTGACAGGTAACCGGTTTCTAAACGGTCTAAGGCCGCGGACACTTCGGTGTCGTACTTCGAACCCCACGCCGCACGGTAGCGCAGCATTATTTGGAATATGCAGAAGTCAAGCAGCGTACTCTTAAAGCTATTACCACGTCCTGAGAAGCCCATGATGTGTGCAAAGCCGCCGTTGAGGTAATACAGACCGTCTGCGCCACGCTCATAACCACCCAAAGCGTGGTCCATGATTGTATAGACGTTAAAGCGAGGGCGAATTACCTCACCCACTACTTGGTTAGCTGGACCTGCCATCGAAAGCTCCGTGTTTATTAGGTTTGTGTTCTACATAAAGACACAGCGACACGTAAAAAGACTTACTATGTAGCCCCATTCCCCCGTCTCCGAGGAAGTATAATGACACTGAATCCCATCGCCGCGCTCCAAGCATTTGCTTCCAAAGCGTCGGTTATCTTACCCAAAGGTTTTACCAATAACGACCAAGAGCTGGCGCTGACTACGTACGACGATATGTCGAACATGGCCAACTGGATGCAAAAGGAAAAGTTCCTGAACTTCCAAGGGATGCTGGTTCCGGTACCACCGGGCTTCAACGCCTACGTCATGGACCACCTGCAACGACTGGAATCTGTGTGGGATGTGCTGCAAGACATTCTGCCGGGTGTGCTGCAGCCGGTTGACAAACTGCTGTCTGGTCTGACACACCAGAAAGGGATGATGACCCTGCCTGTGGGCTTTCGCTACAAAGACTTCAAATACCCACTGAAGAACATTGACCCGCAGGACTTGGTGAACAAGCTCGCCCAGTCGTACACCAACAACGTGATTGACCAGCGTGCGATTGAGAAGACTTACCACAGTGCCAGTGAAGTCGACGCCACCTTTAACCGTGCCCGTTCACTGCGTGCGGACATCAGTAAGAAGTTGCGTAAAGATGTCTCTCGCCTGATTGAGTCCATCTCGGCCTCGGCTGAAGCACTGGTTGACCAAGAAGCCCATCCGCAGGTCGTCGAGCAACTCACCCTTGCCCTTGACATGGCGTCAAGCTGGGTTGAACTGTTTGGCCTGTTCATGAAGCAGACCAACGAAATGCTGGAAGCACTGAACGCCACGGCCGATCGCCTGAAAGCATTGCGCGAAGGCAAAAAATAAAAAAGTAAAAAGAAGTACCCTACTCCAAGCGGAGTAGGGTGACTTTTATTTGTTTGTTGCAATGACAATTGCCGCTTTTAGCGCGTCGTTGATTTCAGCGTTGACTGCACGGATTAACTCATCGCGGAACGATTCCAGCTCCACGTAGAGGTCATCCATTACTTTCTCGTCAAACAGCGCGTACTCAAGCTCGGTCTTTTCATCGAAGTCAACCAACTCCCGCACCACATCCATGCTACAGGTGTTCATCAACCGCGTGACCGGGTCTTCCTGATGCGCTCGTAACAACTCCGTGTTAAAGCAGGCTAGCTGAGAATTAATGAGGGTGTGAAAATGCCCAAACGCATTCATCAGTATCCCACTCAGATGGGCTTCGTACGTCTTCGAGTTGAAGTAGTCGGCATTGTCTCTGACTACCGAACGCTCATGCGACTTCACCAACAACCGATGGTACGCCAGTGTCCTTTCCAGCACACCTTCGAAACCGATACTGAAGGTGTCGTAGATGTTGGTGGTGTTCATGTCTACGTAGATACGCATGTGTTATCCTTTCACAAGCCGAAGCGACGATTGAACAGCACGCGTCACTTCGCCCTCCAGTAGTGCTTGCATTCTCGTCTGGGCCTGCTTCACCGTTGCGATAAACTGCTGCTTCTCTTTCTCGTTAAACATGGTTGAGACGTTGAGCTTACCTTCCCGAACCTCGTATAGGATTCTTTCCAACGCGAGTTCGTTCAGTCCCCAAAACGCCATCCAGAGTTTATCGAGTCTGTACGACAGATCATCTTGCTTTTCCACCACCAACGGTTTTCCGCAGAATACCTGACGGTACGGCTCTGCTAAAATCCGCGCCCAACGGTATGCGGCATTGGCGATACGTTTGTGGGGTTTACCTTTTGCAAACTCCTCAAAGGTCATCGCCTTTTGCAGCATAGTCTCGAACTCAGCGCAAAGTCCAAACAGTTCCCTGTTGATTTTATTCTTCAGTTTCGGTGAAGCACAGCTAACATGGATAGCCATAACCCTCCTCACTTCTTAAAGAGTGTCCACGCTTTCTCAAAGACATTCTCGAGCTCGGCCGTGAGGGTCTGGAGCAAACCTCGATAACCCGCCTCCGCCCGCTCGGTAAGCAACTCCATAACCATGGGGTCGTATACCGGGCAGTTCAGCTCTAAGACGTTTCGACGCATGGTAGCCGGGGTCACCTCAAAGAGGGGCGTAAACTCTTTCACGCACCAGTCTAAGCTGTCCCCACTATCAAGCGTCTTTTCATCGAGTAGCCACAGCTTGTGTTGCACCGAGTTCAGAAACTCTGTCCAACCCGACGCCAAAGCGTCGGACAGCTTGTTGACGAAGTCGTAGTTATCGAACTCCTTAACTCTATCCGGCTCCTCTTGCATGGCGTCAATCAGAAACTGACGACCGAACACCACGATATCCCGACGCTGCTCACCGATGGTCTTTAAGACGTCGTCGGTATCAAACGAGACATAGATGCGCATCAGTCGTCCTTATTCAGCGTCTCTTTCAGCTCTTCGATCGCATCCGCGGCAGGCGGTGTCAGTTCGAGGTCAACGTTGGACTCATCCAGATGGATATCGGCTTTAGGCTCCGCAGGGACAATGGGCTTCCCATTGACGTCAAAGGTGAAACGCAAAGTGACCGATTTGATTTCTTCGGCCACTGCACCCCACAGCTCACCCGTGATTTCTTTTACGCGCGTGTCGGCCATTTCGATGAAGTTCTCAATCTCTTCTTCTTTAAGATTGATAACATGCGAATCGCCGGCCGAATCTTCGAACTGTACGGTTGGACGTGCCCGCATGTCCTTGGCCCATTTGTCGCGAACGTTTGCCGCATTACCATCGACGGCGAAGATGTCAACGGTTTCGTCAATGACGCCGTTAAGCTGATCGCTTTTGTCGAAGTGGAACTCCAGCAGGGTGTCTTGCAGCTTCGACATCCCTTCCATGATCGGCATCAGTACGGCAACAGCCGCCTGACGGATAACCGGGCCTTTGTCAGGCTGGGAGGCGTAGTGATGGGCAATGATGTGCTCGACATCGTCGTACATCGACATCATCAGCGCTGGCCACATTTTACGGTTTTCATCGGTAGTCAGATTCAGATACAATTTCATGATTAATCCTTAACGGTTAAAGTAGATGATCAGTTGCTCACTACGTGCGGCAGTGGTCCGGTAACAACGCATGATGAACTCATGCAAAAGCTGCTCGAGATACCGGGTCAGTTTGCGACAGCGGCCGATTTCAAAGAATTCACGGGTATTGAAATCAGCTTCGCCGATCGTCATGCGAAACGGCGATGGGAACTCGCCGTCCACATCGCATTCTTCTAACAGTTCGTTTACGCGTTCAGTGATGTCGGTTGGACACACCGCGACGGTCAGGCTAAACCCCACGTCAATCACGACGACTTTGTTGACCAGCATCGTTAACGCACGGTGATAGGGAGCCAGCATCATCGTAGCTTCAGCCACAAAGGAAGCCCCCTCTGGCAGTTCGATGCCGCGGTTTTCTAACTCATCTTCGATGGCTTGGACAACGGTTTTCTCCCACGCCTCCGAAAGCTCCTTTACCACACTTTGACTTTCGGTATCAACGAGATCAATGACTAATCGCATGTTACTTCCCCTTAGAAACGACTGACGGTCATTTCACCCCGGCCCATCTCATGAACACCATCCACTTGCTCTGGTGTCAGTTTGTACAGTTGAAGCTTGCTCAGGAGGGTTTCCATTTCCTGACGGGCGAGGATGCCAACCTTCTCCTTGGCTTTCATCACGATGCTTTCTACCTTCATGGTATCCACCGCACCGAACAAGTCGTTCAGGGATTCCATTTGGAAGGTCAGGGTGCGCTCACCGTTCTCCCCACAGGCCACAAAGGTTTCGTGAGCATTCAGGTGCACGTAGCTTTCCAAGTCCGCCACACCCTTTACAAACGCCTCTTCAACCCGCAGGGCCAGTTCATCCACCGTGTCCCAGCCATTGACGCCAATCGTGAACGTCTTTTGCAGCACGTCCTTGGCTTGGTCGACCACGAGCGAGGTCAGCTCATCGACAATCTTCGAAGCTTCGACCACGTGGTGAACCTTGTCAGTGTCTTTGCGCAAATCGCGTTCGTACTTACTGATAATGTCGTGGAGCTCGAAGTTCAGGTCTTTACGCAGGTCAACCATCAGCTCACTGATTTTCCCTGCCTGTTCACCGAGTGCCATATTCAAAATGACTTGCATGGTTACTCCTTAAAGAGCGCAAAGAAACGATCGCGCTCTGCTTCAACATCGAGAATCATAACGTGCTTGTGACGCATCGCATCAGCACGTGGGACAAAGGCATCCCAATCCGCCCGCCACATGTAGGGGCCGTGTGGGTACTTCACAATTAGGTTGCCCCACTCTTGCTCGCTTTGGATTATCTCCCGCTCCTCAACATAGCAGGGACTCTCCATGGAGCCTGCAAACCACAGGGTGTGATTCAACAGGTCTTCATCACGAGCAAACACCAATGGCATGTCGAGCGCGGCCTTTACCTCACTGACACTGCCGAGGTAGCTGCGGTTCACATCCATCGAGTGGCGTGGAAAGTTATCAAAGTCCCCCATCAAAGCTAAGAGAACCTGACGTACTTTTTTCATCATTCGGGGGTCAACAAACTCATCCGCGAGGGCGAGTTCCAATCCACCTTCGTGCACGATAAAGCGTAACGCAGACCACATGCCGGATAGGGGTGCCCAGTCAGCGATGTAATCCTGTCTGGCAATCTCCCGTGCCACGAGAAGGTAGGCTGTCTTGACTGCCTCCTCATGGAAGGTGAGCCGTTTAAGATAATCCTCAAGCGAGAAGAGGATGTGCATTTTAACTTGCTGCATTGAAAGGCTCCAATAAAGCATGGGACATCAACAAGTCGACGGCGCGAATCACCTGATACTGATTGAACACCAAGTGCGTCGCGTTGTACTGTATCTCCACGTAGTTGTGCTCGAGCATCCGTTGTATCTCGTTGCTGAGATGGTGAACCGGGTGACGTGAGAAACCCTCTAGATAGAGCAGGAACTGGTGAACACGTCGCCACTCTATCTCGGGCATTTTGTTCGCTACCCAGTCGGCACGTAGATCCAGAATCGCTTTGAGCAAGTCTTCGCCGATGATATCCCTGTTACTGTTCGCGGCCCGCATTAAAAAATATTTAACCGCCGTGCGGGTCCAATTAAGGCTCTCGCTGGCGGGTAAATCTTGATACTTCTGGAGAAAGAGCCTATCCACGTACATCAGCGATTCACTTTGTACGGTTAACATTGCTACTCCTTAAGAGTAATCTCCTTTCCCACTGGCCAGTTCAGTCGCATCTGCTGTGATGCCCGTACCAGTTTGATAATCAAGTCACGCTTCTCGTTACGATAGAGCGACAAGGCCATCGTGGGCAAGAACGCTGCCCGGTGGAGTCTTGACGGACAGCCCATGCACGCAATCACCTTGGTCTGCGACTTGATAGACTCATGTTGCAGCGCCGCGAGTTGCTGTGAATAGACTTCGTTATCGATCATCTGCACATCGGGAAGAGCATGCCTAACAAGTGGGATAAGGTGGCGCGGTGTGAGAATAAGGATGGCACCACTGGGGGATTTCTCCGCCCAGCTGTTCACCTGTTCGGCTAGTTTCACGCCGGGACCTCTTGAATGAACGCCCAGATATCACTTGGACGTTGTTCCAGACTGCGGAACTTCTCACAGCGGACATTGATGTTATCGCCATCTTGCCAGACGTGCAGCGAGATGTCTGCTTCGCTAGTGAGCATGATGTGCGGGTTGTGGCACTCGACCACCACACATGGCCAGTCAGTTCTGTCTTTGACGCTATCTACCCGCATGTCGCGAATCACATCACGCGCCAGCACATCGAAATGCCCTTCCGGCAGTTCACTACGCACCCACGCCATTGCTTTGTGTTCGACAGTCAGCAAGAACAGGCCGCCTTCAACACTGGTGTTCTTGCGGCTTTCTTTAATCAGACGTGCAATCAGGCCATTCAGTTTCATTGTATTAATCCTTGCAGTAATGTATTAGACCGGTTCCATAAAGGCGACTGCCTCTGGAGTTAAATGACACAACGTCACAGGCTCACCCTGTGGGATCGTAATACGTGGGGATTCCGCCACCATGCATCCTGTCCACAGGTAAAACTCCATGCCGTCATCTTTCGAGATTTCGTAGAGCACACTGCCAAACCCGTTGACATAGGGGCCATGCCACTGCGGTTCATAATCGCCTTCTTGGATTGCAAACACCGAGGGGTTATCTTCCCAGATGCGCAAATCCATGGCATACGTATCCAGCCAAAATCCGGTGATGTTGTGCTGTCGACGCAACGCCAGTAAGTCCTGGTACGGCTTAGCCAAACGTTCAGCCAGCTCATCCAGAAACTTGTCCCCCTCACCCAGCACCGCCTCAACGAATTCCATGAAGAGCAACACTTCCCCTTCAATCACATCGTCTTGGTCTTCGTGGGTGTAATCGTTGTAAATATCCTCGAGACTGAACTCGAGTTCATGAATGTTAAAATCGCGGCCAAGATTGACCGCATCCAACATACCCGTAATCGCGATTGCAAACGTCTTAACAAACATCGGGAACGAGCCGAGAAAGAAATCATCTCGGCGCACCCACAGTTCAGGTCGAGCAGCAAGCTTCTCCGGGCAGTAGCGTTCCCAAATCTTATCAAATAACTTAATCGCCGCAGGCGTTGTATAATGAAAGAGTTCGGGGATAACCACACGTAACATAAGTGACTCCTAACGATTTACCACGGAGATAATATCTATCTTAAAGCTTTTTCAGCTCTTCAACGATACGGGGCAGAAGCTCGTAAACTTCCACGTCCTCACCCGGTTTAGGGGCAAGCATGGTCGGGAAGGTTTCGGGCAGGATAAACGCATCGCCTTGAACCACGAACGCATGGTCTAATCCCAACACCGCATCCTTGGCATCTTCGCATTTGACGATGGCAATGAACGTCCACTCCAGCGGTTCAATAAACGGCAGGATAACCTTGTTGTTTTCCATCTGCTTGATAAGCATGTCACGGGTCATGTAAATCCCCGTGTAGTTATCAATCATGAAGGAGTCTTTCCCCAACAGGTTATACACCTCGTCCATGAACTGCTCGACGAACCACTGCATCGCCCCTTCCAGTAACGCAGACAGCGGACGGGTGCTGACGATGTGGGCAAAGAACTCCCCGACAGTGACATTGGGTGACAGGTGATTCTCCAGCGCCGGGTCAGTGAAATACTCGGCCATGGCATCGCCGTAGACATCAAAGCTTGTCAGCGACGGCGTCAGCATCGTACGGGCATTGGCCAGCGCTATCCCTTCCAGCAGGATGTTGGCAACCATCCACCGCGCAGCCGCAGTGGTGGTCTCATCAATCGCCTTCTGCTCGGTCGGGGTCAGCTTCATGGCTTTGCCGTAGCGATAAAACGCCATGCCGTAATACTCAGCCAACGCCTCAACGAGTTTGCCACTGTGCATGGTCAGAACATGACTAAAAACACGCAACATAAAAGCCTCACTTAATCTCAGTCGGCAGGATGCGGTTTGCAGCGTAGTAGGCCATCCATAACCCGTTATACTCCTCCCCGAGATAAATCACTGCATAACGCACATAACGCTCCTCAGGACGCCAGCAAGCCACGTAGAAGCGACCAGTGGGTTCTTTGATGCGGTTGATGTCCGTACGTTGGGGTAAGTCGATACCTCGCGTCAGGATAATGGGAATGGTTTGCGTGTCGTTGTTTGGGATCTTTGCCTGAATCTCAAACGCCTTGTCGACGTTACGGTAAATGTCTTTCGACGGTTTACCTTTCTCATCGAACAAGATGTCCGTGATGTCGTTTAAGACAATGTGCTGTTCCTTTTGCATCACTGACTTTAACATCTGGGCTAACTCATCGCGAAAACCGATCGCACGATAAGAGAGCAGCGCCGGACGCAGAATACGACTGATGGCCAAGTCCTCAAAGAACCACACGTTGCGGTCTTCTGAGAATGTCATGCGCTCAATCGGGATACCTTCTTTACACGCCACTTGGAACTTCTTACGCTTTAAGAAATCCCCGGTGATAATGGAGATAGGGTCAAAGCGCTTCAGTGGCGGGGTTTCCTGCCATGCATTGTTCGCATGGGCATTGGCCAAGAAGTAGAGATTCTCCCACGGTTTCTTGGCAAACGTCACCGAGAACATCGCATCGGGAATCATCTTACCCAGCAGCACAATATCATCTTTGTCTTTGGCGTGGTTGCCAGAGAAAAGGTAATACCACTGCTCGCCGTTCACCGTACACATCGGATGCGGTTCGTTGACCTGCACGTAGTGGAACTTCTGCGTGTTGATGGCAGGCAACAGGGAAAGGTTAATGCCAACGTCAATCGCCTCTTCCTTTTCCGCTTTCTGAGGCAATTCCTCAATCGTCCAGAACGGGCGGTACTCCACGTTCTCAAACGTTGCGGTCATGGTCGAGCCAAGACGGGCCATCTTATCCGCCTGATCGTTGCCGTAGCGGTCAGAGTGACCTTTAATCTTCACGACCTTAACGGAGATGCCGTCTTTCTTAAAGCCCTGCTTGAGCTCCCAGATACGCTGCATCAGCTTGAGGTTCGCCACCGGCGTACCGTCTGCCCGTGTCCAGCCACGACTGGCCCAACCTTCGAGCCACTTGTTAAAAGAGTTCAACACGTAGGTCGCGTCGACGTGAATAATGTAGCTCTTTGCCTTAAACGGTGCACCATCGAAAGCCGAAATAAAGGCCACGAGTTCACCCACATCCGAGAATTGTTCTTTGGGTACTGGTATCGTACAGTTAACCCATTCGACTAAGCCCTCAGGCATCGTAGGCAACTTTTCCGCCTGCGAAATAATTTTGTACTCTTCCGGGGCGATTGCCTCCGGAACCCCGTCGGCGAAGTAGCCACGCTCTGATTTAAAATCAGCTTTGTTATACAGGTAGCCATGAATCCCCGCCCCCGAACCTAAGGGGGCAGTGGTGTGACTCCCGTCCGTGTATAGCACGGCGACGTCGTACTGTTTCATTAACCCTCTCTCAGGAAATCTGTCGCAATGTATTCACCGGTGCGCATCTGCTCGTGAGCTTCCAGCATACGCGGGAAACCGTGGGTACGGGCAATCAGTGCCAAGTGGTAGAAACGTGCGGTCAGATACCCTTCTTTAGCCGCATCGAAACCGGCATGATGCTCGGTGTAATCTTTGCCGCGTGTCCAGTTGTGTGCTTCTGCATCCATGTCCGGCTGCAGACCGAATGCGTGGGCCAGTCGCTCTGCCGTACGGTCAGAGTCCAACATTGAGAACTTACGGAACTTGCCCGGGTTAACATCACACTGGGCAAAAGCGTTCATCAGAATCGGTGAATCAAAGTCGGGGCCACGCATAGTCAACACGAGCGGCTTGTTCCCTAAATCTTCAAGGAACTTACGGGCCGTCCAAAGTGCATCTTTGATGTTGGTGGTGCCTGAGAACGCTTCTTTACGAGCGGCTTCAGACGGGGCGTAATCCGGGTTGTCTTTGCCTTCCCACCACCCAATGGTCGCCGGGTCAGTATGGAAGACACGGCTGGCCTCCTCATCGTTCGGATTGATGGCCTGATACGAAGCGCCAATTAAGCGCAGGGTCGCGATATCAAACGCTGCCAGACCGATACTGAGAATATACGCATCCGGTCGCAGGGATTTGGTTTCGACGTCTGTGCCTACTACAATTGAGGGGATAACTACGTTTTGCATTATATTGCGCTCCATTGGATATACATTAGAAATGTTGATGACGTAAAATAAAAGATACCCTCCACCGCCCGAAGGAGGTGGAGGATACACTTAGTTTAAACAGGTCTTCTCGTGTTCAGAAAAGTTATGCCGGAACGCCTTACGGTCAGACCGGTAGTTCTCAAGAATTTGGCGAAACTGATTAGCGATGTCCTGACTAATCTGTTCTGCACTGCGAGAGTTACGGTCAAGCGTAATGCGGTCTGGAATCGGATGGAGGTCCGGTGTTTCAAACTCTTCGCACAAAGGTGCGACCCGAGGTGGATGCCAACCACGCGCTGCGACATATTCGTTGAGATCTCGTGCGTACTTATAGACATAATACGCATAGATGTTCACGTCGATAACATATGTCTCAAACGCTTTCTGATCGTCGTTACCCAAAGGATATCTAGCGGCCACTGGTGGATTGTCCATCTGCCTCGTAGGCCAAGCCCGCACCGGTTCCGGCGGGGTACCTTTGTACTGGGGGGTACAGCCCGCCAAGAGCAGCAGGATAACCCCCAGACAGAAAGGTTTCATTTTAATTCCCCATTGAGATGGTCGATTATGGATTGACGAAATGAGTTGGTCTCAGCCACCCCAACGGGACGTTTGGCTGCTTCGCGCTTCTTTACGGGAGCCGGGTCTGAGTGAACCGGCACTTCGGGCGCAACCACCGGAGGCGGGGGCATGGTAGCTAACGTCGTTGGTGCGTTCTTCGAACTATCATATGGCTCCTTGCCTAAGCAGACAAACAGTTGCTTATAAAGGTCTCTTATGTCATCGGCCTGCTTGTCTGCGAGGCCTTTTTTCTCGTCATACCCGGTCGCCATGTAGCGGTCATGTTCACGCACCTGCACCAGTAGATGATACTGCTGGAAGTAAAGGTACGAGACAAAGCCGGAGTAGACCAAGATTAACGTCATTGCAAGTGAAGTAATTTTTGCTGTGCGGGTAACTTTCTCACCATCACCCGGCCTAAAAACTTCCATCAGTAATTGCAAGATAGGAAGTAATTTTAACAGTGATGCTAACATTGCTCACCTCGAGGTATTTTTATAATGAGTTTAGATATACAAGGCTTTATCCAAATCGGGGCGCTAATCAACAACGAACCCGGTCAGACAGCGGTCGTGGGCGAGCTGTCAGAACTGTCACAGTCCTTCGCGCGCAGCAAACAATACTTCACCAAAGCAGGCCTTCAGGTGGAGTTAGTTTCCTTCACATCGAAGCGTGACAAAACAACGATCACTGTTCCTTCGGTCTTTTCAGACCACATCTTAACGTTGAGTCAATGGATTTACACCCAGTCCATTAATGGTAACTTCAAAAATGATGAAGTTGAATTCCAGCGTCTCCTGTTAGGCCAGTTCAGTACCACGATTGGCGATGTCCAGTCGGGTTCCATGATTGCCTCGGGTTCGAACTGGTTCCCACGTTGGGTCAGCTGGAAGTTGGAAGTAACAGCATCTGGTGTTGAAGATCCAAGCGATGTGGACAACACCATCATCGTCTGGTTCGACGATGCTGACTTCAGTCAGAACTACACCGGTTGTGAGATTTATCCCCAAATGCCCATCTCACCGGTGGATGTGTTCATGGGTGTCAAATCTGTGGTGGCGAAAGCGATGGAGGCGTTCAACTTGCCCGACCATCATGCTGCCATCAATACCCGTGCGGCCGGTTACCCGTACACCGCACTGGTGACCCATAATTATACATGGCACGATCGTGAGGACTACGATGCAACGTTGTTGGTCCCCATCTCCCTACTCATCTATGGTCGTGCGGGGCTAAATCCAACCAAGCAGAAAGAGGCGCTTCGAGATTACATCCTCGAAAACTCTGACTACCCGGTATCGGATTGGGTGAAAGTGTATCCGGAAATCTTCACCACGACCAAGTTCACGTTCGTGCCGGGTTGGACCATCCGAGGAGTGCCCAACGAAGAAGACATTGCAGCGTTGTACTCGCCTATGCTCCCATATGATTTTCTTGCGGACGCTGTTACGGTGTTTGGCGAGTGGGGCGCACAAACCGTCGCACAAAAAAATTCCAACGAGTTGCCAAAGCCAACCACCGATGTGCAATTCTTCCCGAGCATTTATAAATCGCTGTCTTGTGCAGTGATTGCCGGTTCTGAGAATGCGATTGACAAGGATACCCTGAATAAGGTGCTCCCTGACTACGCGCTTATCTCAACCCAGAATGCGGATATCGCTCGGATCTCGAAGAACACAACAGAGTGGCTGAAGCTGTTCTTCCAAGCGCTGGTTGCAGCAGAAGAATACCACCCGTACGACACCCCGTTGGACGTGGTGAAACTCGTGGACGACAAAGACCCGGCGTTGTACTTCTTTGTGTTTGAGTATCAAAACGTGGAGTACCGCATCGTGGCTCGCAAGGCCGTGTGGGCTGCCCCGGCACCCGCTGCAAGCTAAGGGGTCTAAATGGTACGTATCCCGTTAACGCCCCCGGTGAATACCGAGGGTGTCTTTAAAGTCAACAGCCCGTTTAGTTTACCGCAGGATGTGTTGTTTCGCGTGGATGCTATCGCGAACTTCGCCGATGTGGCACGACGCGGGGATGACCCTTACGCCAAGTATTACGCCCCGCTGAATATCAGCAACAGCGATTACTTGGACGATGCGAAAGTCGGTGCCTCGATAATCACCTTCAAGTCCAGTGACGGACAGTTGGTGTTTATCCCTGACACGTACATCGAAACCTACCCCGGTGCTGCTGGGGTCAGTTACGTGCGTAATGTGTTGGTGTGGGACTGTGGCCCGGTGCCCGACTACGTGGATATCAATGCACTGAATGCAGATGCCGTGGCTGTACTGACCAAAGGGTTGGGTGTCACGGTAACCGCCAGTGTCACCACGCTTGCCTTTGAGGGGGTTATCAGTGATGAGAACCATGTGCGGATGGAAGCAGAACGCAAAGCACGGATTCGTGAAACGACGCCGTTGTCCGAGCAGCTTGCCCTCGCACTGTCTCGTAATGCTGAACTGCAAAAGCTCAACGACAGCCTGATGGCGATAGTGGCGGCCAATGCGGTTCCAACGCCCGAGGCAAAAAAATAAAAGGCAGTGCCCACTCCCGAAGGAGTGGGCCACCTTATTTTATTTGTTCAGGTTCCACTTCGCAACGAAGTGTTCTTTGAACGCGCGACGCAGTTTGATATCGGAGACATTGCCTTCGATACGGCCCAGCAACTTACGGAAGTCTGCACTGTAAAGTTCATACAGACGACCCACCAGTTTATCAATCGCTTCTTCTTTCTCATCCGCCGGCGCGGAGTTTTTCGCGAGGAAGGATTCGATGAGGAGGCGAATCTGACCTTTCTGCTCTTCGGTAACGTCATCCGGTAACAGGATACCCTGCGGCAATGGTTTACCGTCCAGAATGGCCACACCGTTTGCTTTCACATCAGAACCGGCCATGGTCAGTGAGTCACTGGTGTGTGGCAGTTCACCCGGCTTCGGCTGTGCGTTAACTGGGGTAGGGAGTTCCACTTCCATGTCGATGGTGAACTCATTGTTGATGCGCGGGTTGTAAACGCCGTTCAGGACAACCGCAACGTCTTCCCAGCTTTTGATGGCATAGACCGCCAGCCCGTGGGACAGCAGCAGGTTGTTGTACTTCACCGGCTGGTCTTCTTCGATAAGCGCGAGGTCAAACGGACGAACCACTTCACCCAACTCAAAGAAGTGTGGGTCTGCTGCTGCAATGGCATAATCGCCTTCAATGCCACGGGCAACAACGATCCAGTTCATGTTACGGTTAGAGAAACCACGCGTTGCGTTCTGATTGCCTGCTTCGACACGCAGGTTGTCGAACACCACATGGCTGTAATCGGATGCGAAGTTATGCTCAGCAAACGGCAGTGGCAGCGCGTCCGCAAGCTGACCGGCGTAGACTTCCATGGCTTCTGCCGCGGTAAAGCCACCTGCACCGAGCAGCGCCTTACGCGCAATGCGTGAATAAGCATCCAGCGTGTTGAGTGTAACGGTGGTTTCACGGTTACGCAGAGTACGCGCCAGTTGTTCGATAACGACTAAAGGTAATGACATGAGAAATGTTCCTTAAAGGTAGATTAGGGTTTACTGCTTGATGTCTCCCACACGACGACCGTAGTGGGAGCGTTCTTCGAGTGTGGTGACGTAGTCAACCACGTATGCGGTGATTAAAGGAAGACCAATACCTAAATAGGTAAACCACCACGTTAGTAAATCATCAAGATCAACTTTTGTGAAATGGTACAGTACCAGAACAGCGATTGACGTATACGCCAACTGTCCGAATACACATGCCAGTGCGAGGAGCAAATCACGGGCGACCGCAGCTTCTAACGTGGTGGGGGTTTTCATTTACTTAATCCTGGTGCGTCGCCAGAGTGTAAACGGTTCAAGGACGGCTTTCGTGACCGGTAACATGAGAGTTAACCAAATCGAGTAAATGGCCATCCGACAGATTTCGGCGACGGGTGATAAGGTAAAGAGCCATCCTACAATGAGGAACGGCGTGGTAAGAAACACAAGCCAGAGTGTGGCATAAACCAACCACACGGACTTCTTCGGAATGTGACGTTCCACTTTTTCAAGAAAGGGAACCAGCCACGCTTCATGGCGATTAAGCCACGACCACACTAAACCGGAAAGAATGTTTAAGATATAGCTCACGGCCACTCCTTAAAATAAAAGCCCGGCAGACCGAAGTCCACCGGGTAAAGATTAGTCTTGCAGCAGTGGCTGGTTTGGCACCACTTGGTACTCCAGCACGAACTGGTGATTCGCCGCGTCGTCGGAGCGCCACAGTTTGTGGGTACGGGCCAGCTTTTCCAGAATGGTCAGGAAACTGCGCTGGGCGTATTCACTAGCACCAAAGAACAGTTTCTGCAGTTCAACCGTTGCATCCATGTACGCCTGACGGAAGATGAGTTCTTGGTTGTAGCCTGCTTTGGGCAGCCACAGCAGAACCTTACCGGCTTCGGTGTCTTCCACAACCGGGCGCAGACCGCAGATCCACAGGAGCGCTAAGTTCGCATTCCAGTCGAACTCAATCATCTCTTCTTCGTCGTCACCAAATGCACTTGGGAACGCATCAAAGAAGTCGTGAAGTTCGGCAAAGTTCTCATCGAACTGCTCAGAGTCTTCGGCTGAGACATTGCCCTTCACCAACTGGTAGACGTCGCGTGCCGTTTCTTGGGCAGCGAAAACCAGTTTAGGATACCACGGTTGTTCTACGATGTTCATATTGATCCTTATTAAAAGAGATTGCGGTTTGAGGCTAATACAGTATCAGGGTTGGGCTTCGTCACGGCGTTGCCGTAGAGTGATGACCAGACCCCTTGGAGTTCTTTCAGGTCGTTATCCTTTGTCTTCGCAAAAGCCAACCGCACGGACTTCCCAGCCTTCTTCTTCGGGGCTGCGGGAGTAAGGTCTGCGTAGAACGCAGCTGCGCGTCTGAATTGCGCCATGGTGCCGTTGCGTTTGCGGTGTTTACCGGATTTAATCAATGAAGCTGCTGTACCGGGGCCGTATTTGTAGCCGAGGTAGATTTCGCCATTACTGGCTTGCCGCTTGAGACGACCGTTCAACTCTTGTTCGATATCTTTGAGATAGGCAGCGGATAGCTTCAATGCCACACGCGGGTTGTTGAGGTTCGCGCCGTGCGGGATACCTAACTCCTTACCGTGTTTGCTAATCATGGCCTTTGCCGTGCCGCGTAGCATTTGCATGCCACCGCGTGCGGTGCTTTTGGGGTTCTTGGCTTTGACGTCAAAGCGCGACTCTTTATACATTGCGGTGGTGAGTAACACCGGGTCAACATTTTGCTGACGGGCCACTTCTAAGATGAGTGGCTGTACTTTTTCAAAACGGTCTTGCAAGTGGTCCTGGTATTCTGCCTGATAAGAAGCCTGTGCGGTAAACGCAACCAAGCTCAACAGGGAAAGGGCTAGAAACTTAAACATGGATTCTTCTCCGGCTGGATGTATTTCTTTTCCGTCTCGAACTATTCTTAACGGCGCGGTCAGCTAATTCACTCCTCTGTGATAGTTCAAGCTGATAAAATATGTCTCATTTATTTTTCACTGAAAATCTGCTGTGCTTCTTGAAGGAGCCGTGTAGGTAAGTACATGTCAACCTTCGCGTCAAGTGGTACAATGATATCCTGAAGTGCTTTCCAAACCTCCACCCGTTGATAATATTTAAGCCAACCATTTGCCATGCCGAGCGGCGGCAGTGCGATACCACCCTCGAGCCTCTCTGCAAGTTCTGCTAAGCGGTGCAAAGCAGGCGTTACATAAGACACCAGTGTAGGGTCTTTAAAATGCACTTTCGTCGGGAAGAGTATTACGTTTTCGTCTTGATAAACCGTTAGTTCACCAACGACAATTTCACCCGCGCGACAACGTGCGCGATAATCATTGTAGAGCTGTGTGTAGCGTTCACGGCATTCGAGAGCGATGCCTTTGCCCATTGCTCCGACACAATTGACCGTCACAACCTTATAGCGCTCAGGCGCATTAAACAGATTCTGACGTATGGTCAGTTCATCGTGCAATGTTAACATAGCGATACCTATTCGAGTTCTTTGTTACGGCTGCGATAGAATGTCACCAGTGGGTCGTTTCGGAATGCTGTCCAAATAGCGGATGGGTTTCCAACAACGTCGTTACCGGTTGTCCGGATGTGTGCGTCACCTAAGATAACAGCAACGTTACCAAGCTTGCGGTATTTGCGGATGGTGGCGAGCATCGCAGTTTCGCGCAGTCGAAAACTTCTGCGGACATCAACTGCCCAACCTTTCTCATCCTTCACATCGTCTTTAAATACATCGTCGGCCCAGAGGTCGATGCCAATAGCAGGGATATCAAGTTCCAACGCGAGCTCCAAACCGAGCGGACCGTTTGAGTACATCTCGTCACGAATGGCTTTCTTCTTGTCGTGCTCAGTCAGCCAGCTGTGCGGCCCAAGCTCTTCCAACAACAGATAGCCGTACGGTTCCTTTTTGTGCTGCTTCCTTATCTCGGACTCAATGTGCCGACGCTCACCCGTGGAGTGGTCTTCACCGTAGATATCAACCCTGTACATGCATCTATTCCTTTTCTTTTTCTTGCATCTTTTTGAGGAGGCGGTTGGCATACCGAGCAACAATCACTCGAAGCTGCTTCCGCTGTTCATCATCCACAACGCATCCCCGCCAACATCACCTGTGCCATCTTCACCGTTACCGGTGAGTTGTAGGTCATCGTCTGACCCCAATGCAGGTGGTTGGTGACAGGCTCGGCAGGAATTAACCACGCCTTCATTGCCTCGCGATGTTCTTTCGAGGGTTCAAATGCAAACCCAAACAAGGTGCCGTCTTCGTTGAGCAGCTCCATGAAGCCTGTGTTGTCCGGCATCGGCTTGATACTCCGAATTTTCATATCCCCTCCCCTACCTTGATAGTGACTGTGATGGGAGCCCGTCTTTCGTCTCCCGCAAAGTACAATGTGGTTGTGTTGGCATTGACCCGCACAAACGAACGGCCGTAGCCCTGTTCTGCCAGTGAACGCTCAACGTCTAATTCAAGGGATGCCATGGCGGCGTATGCCAAGTCTGGCTCTTTTTTCTCCACGGTTTTCTTCGAATGGAAAGGCCGGAATAAACGCTCCAACCAATCCCCTCTATCGTCTACCACTATCTGTTCCTTTTTTGCCAACTCGCAAAAACGGCGTCCAAGCCCTCATGCGGAACCGTCTTGCGATTGATAAGTTCAATCACGTGCATGACTTGGGCTTTCTGGCGGTCATCCACGAAGGAATCCCATACTTTCTCGATATCCACACGCGCCCACTGTAACGTGTACGCCTCACGCCACAGGGCGGTGTTTATCCAAGACTCTCTCAGGTACTCAGCATCGAATAACCGAAAGTCTGAACCGACCAAACGAGAAAGGCGCGTCTCAACCGTTTTCCCAAGGCGAAGACGCGATGACTCAATAAGTGCCAATTGATTCAGTAACGCAGCGAAATCAGAGTCGTCCAACTGCGGCTCTCCGAAGACGTGGTAAATGGGTAGGTCCATGCTACTACCTGCTAAAAAACTTGTGCGTGTGTAATGGGCGTCTGGTCTAACAGCCAGTCGCGTGTTCTTTTTAGTTTGTGCCGTACCGCAGGGAGATTATAAATGATGGCCGCAGTTAAAGGCGACATCCCCCAATCAACATGACCAATCGTGCCGACGTTACAATACGTTCGGCCATTTCGGTCAAAAAAAGAAAGCATTGCTTTGTTTCGTGCTGGGGTCTCAGGCGGCTGCCAGAACAATCTCACCGGCTGGCACCCCGTTTGCGGGTTCGGCATCGGTTTTTGGTTTGCGTCCATTGAGAAACTCCTGTAAGAATGGTGCAGCGCGTTCGTACTCAGCCAGACACACCTCAGTATGGATTCTTGAGGATTTTGTGTTGGCGGCAATGAGGCGTTTTAACATAAAAAGCTTCCCCTACGTAAAAAGAGCGAAATTACTCTCAGAGTAATAGGCTCAATACGTAAGGGAAGCTGAGTAGGTTTGTTACTTAGGCAGACTGCAAGGCATTGGGTTGGGCAATACCTGCTTTGACTTTGAGGTTAAAGTCAAGCCAACCGTTGCGTTCTTCATCAACAAAACCGAGTGCTTTAAACATCTGCACACCCAGGTAGTTGTCTTTGAAGACGGTGGCCGAAATAGACTCGTGGTTCGAACTTTCTGACACGGCAGAAAGGAGCGCAGTCATTACATACTTACGACGATGTGCCTCAGAAACAAACAGGCAACGCAGGCCTATCTGGACAGCATTCGAGCGGAAGAAGCAATAACCGATGACGGTCTGGTTGTCATCAAATGCAACAGCGCACTGGTTACCCGCAGCGATCGCGGCCAGTGTGACATCCGGTACAACATGATCTACTTTCAAAACCATACGTTGATAGTTAAGAAATTTATAGTGTAATGCCAACAACTGCTTTTGCTGTGAATCTGATAACGAATGAATGTCTGCCAAGATTGTAACAGTGGTCATGGATACGGATTTCCTATTTCTCGTACTGCACTAGCCCAGCCGGTGCAAGTAACGAAAGTAAAATAATGTTTCGTGAACAAACGTAAGGCGGGTTGGTTACGCTGGTAGACGTCCGCTACCATTCTTTTTCCCGGATGCTGTCTGCATATTTCAGCCAACAGTGCAGACGCAACCCCCTTCCTTCGATGTCCCCGTAACGCATAGACAACGTGCAACGCTATACTGCGTGTTTCCGTCATGCTGAACGTCACAAAACCGATTAACTCGCCCATCCATCGGGCAACAACAAGGCGCATGTCGCTATCCATCAACGCACACACTCTTGGTTTTACTACGTCTGCACCTTGCACCATTCTGCCGTGTTCTTCCAGAAAGTGCTGATACATAGCTAAGAGCGTAGTGTGGTCTGCTTGAGCTAACTGATGCTCGTCCGCCACATGTTCTACACCCATATCCGAAAGCTTCAGATCTACCTCCGATACTTACGGTTCGCCTGATGGCGTCGCTGAGTCCCTCTCCAGTCTTCACCGGATTCGTAGCGTGCTAGTTTGCGGGTTCCAATAACCTCCACTTCCTGTGCAAAAGGGAACTCGCTGGCGGGGTCAGGCTGCAGTCTGGAACCGACCAGACCGATATAGCCCACACCCACCACTACCACTTCACGTTCGTCTAACGGTTCGTCAGTCACGTCGCCTCGCTACCGGGTAGGTAAACCCAGACCGTGTCGTTTGAAGTTGCCTTCGTCCATCACCCCGCATTCGTTCGGGGTTCGCTTTCGGTTGTTCCTCCACGTCGCGTACCGAGCGTCGAGAAGCCCAACCCGTCTTAAATTGTCCTTCAGATTTGTCCACACCTTACTCCTCTGAAATTAGAACCAGCCCTGTGTGAGTGCTAAGACTGCACCGGTTACGGTGGCCACGCCAGCAACGCCGACGAAGAACACCATCTTAACACACCACACCATCAAGTTTATCATTTAGAAAGACCCACGCTTTGCATCAACATTCTTTTCCCAACGCCACATTGTGCGGCCCATGAACACCGTACTGACCAGCAACGTCAGGGGCATGATGCCGCTCAAGTTAGCGCAGACCATGGCGATTGTCACCCCGACAGTGTCGATGGCAATCAGCCAAGCAATCGGGCGCAGGTTTGCTGTACAGGGACAAACCCAGTTACAACGATCCCGCACCAACACCAACAGCGCCAGCTCTGCGAATAATGCAAAGAACACGACACTGTTGCAGATTACTCTAAAAGTGGTCATCTCTTCCATGACGTTTTCTCCGTTTGTATTGATCAACTGCAACTGCTACACCAAACAAGGTGGCAACCACGCCACCCACGACCAACTCACCACGGGTGAGTAGGCTAAACCACAAGTCACCCTTCACGGAAGGCCTCCTTGCGTTGTACGTCCTTTAAGACGTAATTGAATGCCTTGGCGATAATCCAAAGACATACTCCCGATAACACGAGTCCAGTAATCATCTCTTCTTCCTTTTTGCCTTACGATGAGGCTTAACAAAATCGGTTATTTCTTGGGCTATCCAACCAACCAAATACGCCAACGCTTCTTGGTTGTCGACAGTGACCGTAATCCCAACCCATTGCAAACACCGCCACGCCGCGTGTACGGCTTCGTGGGCGACGGTATTGGCATCCGCTGCTTCCACGTTCTCAAACACAACCCCAATGTAGGCGAGCCGGCTAGGACCGTGATTGAACACATAGACCTCACCAGAACAATCCGGGTGCAAGTCCATGTAGGGGTCAAACTCACGGGCAGCGTCAGGACAGGCCGACACCAGTAAGTTGATACCGTACAGCGGGATGGGAATGTCTAACAGTTTGCTTAACGTTTCTTTAGGCATGGCTCCACACCCTGTTCAGTCCAGCCGATGACGCGGCCGGGCATGACGAACACCACTGGCACGATGTAATACAAAAACGTGGCCAGCGCAACAGTGATAATTAACCCTGCTGCTAAGAGGAAACCAAAAACCCAAATGATTGCTGTGAGTAAAGTGCGCATTATCTATTCCGCGTATTGAATCTTAACATGTTCATTATACACGTCCGGCAACGTCACGCCTTCTGGTTCGACCACGCAATACGAGGCTTCGTTCAGTTTGGAATGCACATCCGAATCGTGCGATACAACGATCAACTGAGAAAACTCACCGCTTGACGATAACCGTTTGATAAAATCAACCAAACGATGACGGTGGGCTTCATCCATGCCCTCAGAAGGCTCATCTAATAACAAGGGGAAGTTCTGTAAACCCAGTCCCTTGTAACTCGTTAAGCGGTATGCTAAGTCAAACATTGCTTTCTGGGCTTTCGAACCTTTACCGACATCCGGCACGGGTTCGTCTTTGTCCTTGAGCTTAAACGGGAACAGGTAATCCAATTCGCCATCGGTCATGTCACAGGGCATCACCCGCATCGGGTACGTCCAGACCAAGTCGATATAGTGGTTCATCATCTCGGTGATACGCACAATGGCTTTGTAGTAATACTTACGCAAGACACCTTGCTCCGGTGACCATGCGGTAATCATCTGTCGCGCTTCATGGCGTTCGGCTTGCAGTGCAGCCAAATCTTTTTCCATGTTCGCTAACTGGTCGAGCTCCGTGGTCATCTGACGGTAACGGTCACGCGCGGTGGCATACGCATCCAACTTGCTTTCCCGTGCCTGATTCAGGTGATCCACAACTGCGGTGTTCTGCGCAACAACCAAATTGCGCTGGAAGTCCTCGTAGAACGCTTTGAATGCCACTACAGAGGTACTTAACACGCTAAGCCGACTCACACTCTGGTTTTTCTCTTGCGCGTACTGACGGTGCTCTGAGAGCGCCTGTGTGGTGGCTTGGATTTGTTCCTCTAAGCGACGGATTTTCTCCGGCAACACCGCATCGACATTTCCCACGGTCATCGCCGCTTCCTGCCACTCCCGTTTGGCTTTATCCAACTGGTCAACCAGACGGTGAAAGTGCTGGGCTTCACGAATCTCATCGAAGAACGCCATCACCAGCCCACCAAAACGCGAACGGTTGGTTGTAAACGCTTCCTCTTCCTGCAGACGCTTAAAGAGAATCGACAACACCGGGTCACGGGAGTAGGTCATGATAATCCCACGGATGTTACGCAGGGTTAACACTTCTTCCTCTACCTCACCGCGCTCACGCATCAACGTTTCCATATCCGCTTTGAGCTGGGCGAGATAGGTCTCGTTTTGGTTGTACTCACCGGTTAGTGCTTCGAGGCTTCGGGTCACACCCGGACGAAAATGAAACTGGCACTGGGGGCAATCCACTTCACTGGTGTCGTGGTAATGCTTTAAGTCGTGTTGCAAGTTACGCAGCACATTCTCACAGCGACCAATCTTCTCGTTCTGGTAGGAACACTTCACATCGAACTGCTGCAGCTCCTCTTCCATCTCTTTCAGACGACGGTTGGTTTGCAGACGGTCAATTAACCGGGTAAGTGTCGAGGTGAATTCCCCGGCATGGCTTTCAGCATCAACCAACACCGGCACCACAAAGCGCTCAGTGTCAAACAAATCCGCAAAGACCCGTTGCTGGGTTTGCAGATTCGCAAGCTCCCCGCTCAACCGATCAATGGTCGTTTGCAGACCGCTGTGGTTCCGCATCAAATAAGACTGACGGTTTTGCTCATCGGTTAACTGTGACAATTCACGGTTATAGGCCTTGAGCGTAGCTTCTGAGGAGGCGACCCATTCACGGGCTTCCAGCAGCAGTCGTTGTTCTTCATCAATCATCTCCTGCGTCGGGATAACGGTGTCACCGTCCAGAATCATGTCGGTGATTTTGCGCATCTTCTCCATCTGGTCTTTCAACGCAGCAGGTGTTAATGCACGGTCGGTGGACGGGCGTTTTTCCAGTACACGGTTGAGTTGGCTAATCTCCAACTGCATCTCTTCCATGCGGCTCTCTAAACGCTCCCGGGCTTCTTGGTCTTCGATGACGCGAACACGTGAATCCGAGATTTTGCCACTGACGTAATCAATCTGGTTACCGAGCGCGTTGTAGTGTTTACGCAGTCGGGTATAAAAGCCTAAGGCATGCGCCAAGTCCGAGGTGGACATCTTACTGAACCACGCTTTACGCAGCGGGGTATTGGCACGGGTCAAATGCAGCTCACCATTAATAAGTTCTTTGATTTCTTTGGTAAGGCCGGTCATGGACTCGACGTGCGTGTTGTACACTTTCGGGTTAACGTCAGTGACAACATTCTCACCGGTGGTGAGGTTATCAATACAGCAGATAAGACTGCTGCCTTTACGACGGACATGGAATTTAAAGCGTTGGATACCAACAAGAGAGAAATTGGTGTACTCACCTCCATCGGCGAGATCGGATTTTGCAGGGCATAACGGCAGGTATACGGAGAGGAGACTGCTTTTCCCTGAGCCATTGCCACCGAGGATGATGGTCACAGGGGTGGTCACAGTGAAGTCGAACTTTGCAATGTCATGCAAGCCCATTCCAGTGAAACCTTTGAGAATAATACGCTCGACTTTTAACATTTGCAAGGGTTCCAAAAATGAAACAAAACATCTTCCATATCCAAGAACCTTGCTGTAAAAAAATTAGTGCCACGGGAATCCCGAAGGATTCCCGATAGATCAATAGTTCTCTAACTCATCACCCCATTGATAACCTTCTGATGAACGCATGACGTTCAGGCCTTGCTCGGTCTGCCAGATGGCCAGCTCATGATAATACGGCGGCACCACACCATCAACGAACACCGGGTTCAAGTAACCGGTTGACGGGTTGTTGTACGGGTACAGGGCACCCGGGAACGACGCCTGTGCACACTCCGTGACAGGACAGATATCGATATCCGCATCCGGGGAGTTCCAGCCAACAATCTTACCTTTCAGGCGCTCACCGTCTTTGTAATACCACACCACACGCTGTGGCATACGCCCAATCAGGTTACGTGGCCAGAACGGTTTCTGACTGGCATCGCGCAGATTGGTCGGTGTCGCCACCCAGGTGTCCAGAACTTTGATTTGGGCCGGGAAGGTTTTGTCGAGGTAGGCTTTGATGAAGGTGTTCTTCACCAATGCTTTATATTCGTCTTCAGAAATCTCCACACGAACTTTCATGTAGCTGTTGGACTTGAGGCTGGTCAGGGTTTCCAGCATGGCAATCAGTTTGGTGTCGGTCATAATCTCTTCTCATCAAACAAAAAGAAAGGGCCCCCGCGGGGGCCACTGTTAGAGGAAGCGGGCATCTGGAGAACTGTTCCAGACTCGCTCCTCTCGGTGATTAATTGTTGCCTTACCAGAAGACAACGCACCATTGGTGGTGAAGGCCGCGACAGCAGGCAGACGTTCGCCAGATTCGAAATCCAGAATCTCCATCCCATTGGCGGTCGGGTCAGCGATAACCATGTAGCGGGTGGTGTCGTCGTGCGGGTAGTTGCGTGAGGTGTCCTGCAGTTCGATATCGAGTGCATGGAGCTGACGCTTCACGTAGAAGAAGCTCTGCGTGTGTTTATTGAAAAGGGGATGGCGGAAAGCATGGTTAAACCACGTTGCGCTGATTTTGGTAGCGGCTTGCGCGATTACCCCGACGTTTTCATTCCGGTGCATCATCTGCTGGAGTTCCAGCACTTTGGTGGTTGTCGACACCATACTGCGCAGGGTGTCCCCGTCGACATTAAACGCTGTCATCAGATTAACGAAATACTTCGCATGGTCGTGGATATTTTTAACTTCTAACATGATGGGCTCCTAGGGTGTAACAAAAGTCGATTAAGTTAAAAAGGGCCCTGTAGCCAATAATACTCTGGGGGTTGAACTACAGGGCCAACAGACTACCAACGTGAGAGAGTAACGTGTTCTCTCACCAAGGTAATATCTATCTCAAATCGCTTTGGATAGACAACGGTAACCCACCACGGCGGTGATGGGCTCGTTTCGGATAATAGCCGTAGCTACTCGGTGGTGTCCGTCCCAGAGTCGGTACTGGCCATTGACACAGGTGGCGATGACGGCGTGCTTAACACCGTGACGCAACATATCTACAAAGTCGGCGTGGGGAAGTTCATCTTTCACTCGCATGCGGATTTCGGCTTCCAGATACGCCCTCGCGTCTGCCGAAGTGGACCACAAATCAGAAAAGTCGGATGGTTGTAAGACCCGTTCCTCCCAATGCCCTTCATGAGCGGGAAAGAAGAATTCACTGCCGTCACTGTTATCGGTGCGATACGACTCGGCATACTCTGCCAGTTCTCTCTGAGACATACACTACCCTCAGTTCAAGTAGAAGGTTTGAATCTGTTGGTTATTGGCAAAAAATGAAATAACCGGTTGCGTCTCACCTTCTTTATCCGTTGATTCACCAAAGCGAGGCACGGGCATTTCGCCACAGTGCTCGCCGGTGATGTTCAGCGGGGTAACCAGTTTAGAGCGGGTATTCACCAAGACATACCCGTAGTCTTCTGGTCGTTTAAGTTTACAGGGCCCGAGCTCGAAAGCCAGAATAACGAGGTTGCCCTGTTCGGCAACCTCGAAGCAGCGCCCATCTTTGAATGCTTCTACTGTGCAGCGTTTCATCGGGTTACCGTTGTTCACACGGTAATGGGGAATTTGCTCCCCATCGAACTCCGCGTGTGCGGCTCCCGCAATTAAAAATCCGAGTAAAGCAATCAGTCTGAACATGCGACCTACCTTTTATTGTATCGTGAACCTCGACACTGGCGCTCCATGCAGTGACATGACAATGAAGACCTGATTATTCGTGGGGTTCTTCACAAAATTAAGCACAACTGACGGGTCGCATTCCTCAGTAGGCAGGTTTGACGCGGCTTTCTCTTTATCGTCGAGTAAGTAATAGTAGCCCGCAGGGCAGGTTTCCCCGCCCGGCTGGTGCAGGATAGTGAACTGCTCCATCTTCTCCGTTTCCCGGCAACTGTCCGTCACCAGTGGGTTACTGTTACACTTGTCAAAACCGATAGGCTGGTATTTGTAAGGCTTAATTAGCACGCCATCAAACGACGGTTCAGCACGCACAACAGCGATATTGAAAGCAGCGACAATAAAAGCAACAGTTAACAGAATGGCACGAAACATGGACTTCTCCTAAAAGATTATTTGATATAAACGATTTCAACAGGCGTCACGTCTTGACTGAACACGACTGCCATTTTATTATCCACGGTGAATAACCGCGCGTAGATGTTTCCTTGACAGGTATCCTTTTTGGTGTGTAACCGATAACCCGTCGAGGTGTTGATGTTGATATAACCCCACCGACCTGCGGGACATTGTTCTGTCCCCGGCTGGTGAACCAAGATGTAGGTAAAGCTGTCGTCCACTTGCACAGTTTCACACTGGCCCGCGGCGACAGACTTTGTATTACACCAGAATTGTGCGTGTGATTTAGGAGCGTCCCCATCCTTTACAACATCGGGTACATCCAATGTCAGTGCCTGTGCGGCGAATGCGCTCATGAGTAGCGCTAGGGCAATTAAGACTCGTTTCATTTTGCTTTCCTTATAGGAAAATAAATAAAGGAATCCCCACCCTATAAAGGATGAGGTGAACACGTAAAATTAACGCTTAACAGTCAACCGACCGATAAGCTCTGACTCATTGAAGAAGTCCACCGCGTACACCCCGCCTTGACGCAGTGGGATGATGTGCGCTGCTGTCACACCATCGTCACACGAGATATCTCGCAGGCGCTGGAAGTAGTGGGTACGGGTATTCGCAAGCACCAAACCCGTACAACGGTTGGTGACGGTGGCCAGACGGTAAACCGTCCATTCACTCTTGCTGGCGAGTTCAACAACAACTTCATCCGGGTCAACCGGCATGGAGTCCTCGGTAGGCTTAAACACCGCCGGTAACACACCCGGGGCGGACACTGCTGTGGTAGCGGCGACCAAAAGGAACGCCAAGAGAACTGCTTTGCGCATTACGGTATTTCCCAAAAGAGGGGACATCTGTCCCCGATAAAGTTAGTGTGCGTGCACGCGGCTATCCACGACATTCACACGGTGGTAGGCATTGCTGGTTCCTAGGTCAACCGCATAGAGGCTGAAATCCGACATGTTCGGAACACTGAGTCCGTTGGCCTGTAGAAGCGCCACTTTCCCGCTGGCTGTGATCAACACCTCAGTCACATCCCCTAGGTTTTTGCTACAAGAAATCACCCGACAACGTTTGGTGACTTCGTGATTCTTATCGGTATAAACCAGTTCCATTGATTACTCCTTGCCATGAAAAAGGGCAGCCCGAAGACTGCCCGTGTCGATATTAAAACTCGCGTGGGATAAAGAAGGTCGGTGCGTCCGGATGCCAATCCAGACCGGCTTTAATCTGCCCGTCTAAATCGGCGTAGGTGAACAGCACGGTTTCGGTCCGACCCGTTGACCAGTCGGTGAAGATGACTTCAATAGCGAACGACGTTGGGGTCACTTCCATGCCAAAGTCATGACTCTCCAGCATCATCAGCTCTCTGCCACGGCTGCCAAGCCACTGGGCAAAGTCGGCAATGATGGCACTGACCATACGGAACGGGGCTTGAAAGCCTAACTGCGCATTGCCGTGGTTCTCAATCACTGAACCCCACAGTGTCGCGATGTTCGCTTTCAGACGCGGCACAAAGACCGAACCTTTGCCGAACTGACCACCGAGCTTCTCAACCATGTCTGTCACATGGTCTTCCAACCGGTTGCGATCGTTACGCGGTACTGGAGCCGGTGTTGCCACCTCGCGCAGCGACGCCTCCACCCAGAGCGGCAGGTGTGGGTTATTGGTGTTCACGTCAAATGAAGCCGACGCGCGCATCATACCGACAATAGGACTGGACCATGCTTTGGTGATCCCTTTCTCATCGGTAACCCGAACCATGATGTGGGTTGCGATGTGAATCGGATCGCGAACGTGCTTCATGAACTTCGCGCGTAGTTCTGGCTCATTTCCAATCTTACGCTCAATGAGGTTAATGACCGCATCCGTTTCAGCAATCAACCCCAGCTCACTGTCGCCAATCAGTTCCAGAACCGGCTTAGTCAGATTGTCCGTGGCCGTTGCCCACAACACTTGATAGGTGAACGGAAAGGCTTCACGGTAATAATCCCGCAGGTGTCTCAGGTAGGTCTTGGTTGCAATGAAGAGGCTTTCCGGTGCGCGCTGTATCCCACCTAAGCCCCGCAGCTCAAGCGGCGGTGTCAACTTGTCCAAGATGCTGTCCACGGTTAGGCGTTCGGCCGTTTGCTTATTTTCATCTTCTTTCGAGAATAAATAAGGCACATACCCTGATAAATCCCAAGACCCCAAGAGCGTCACATTCTTTCCAGAGTCAACGGCATAAAGAACCAGGTCGCGGCCTGTCCCGATAAAACCGAATACATGGGCGCTGAGTTCAATTGCAAGCCGGTCGGTGACATGCTCCACGTATTGTGGCACAGAAAATGCGGCCGCTTTACCCGCGTGTAAAATAGTTCCGACGCGGCCTTGAAAGGCGACTATGCTCAATGAACCGCCTTGCCACGAATTATTCGCGTTACAGAGAACGGACTCCGCAGGTAACAACACTGTAATCGGATTACCTGCTGCAATGACTTCGAACGCCCACAGGCGGTCCACACCACTGCTGGGTAACTCCGTGCGCATCACGACATTATTGGTGCTGTAGTGCTCACGGCACATGGCGGTGACTTTCTCTTCGATAACGCGACACAGTTCAAGAAGTCTCAGCTCTTTACCGCGACACGAGGTCAGCGCCTGACGAACAAATTCACCGACGATTTCACTATCTTGGTTGCGAGCGTTATTTTGGTTTACCATTTTACATTTACCTTCAAGTGTCGGATTCGAAGCAGGCACACGGAACCAGAGGCCATGTGTTAAGTCCTGTCGATAGCGACGAGTTAAGTTAGGATGAAAGGAGTAATGCACAACTCCACGAGAATAATATCTATCTGAAATCATTTCCGTTCAAACATACCCCAAAAGAAAAAAATGTGACGTAAAAAATAAAAGCAGGTTACACCCGAAGGTGTAACCTTGACTCTTACACCGTGTGGGTGCGTTTGACTTTCAGCTGCTCTGCATTAAAGACAAAGTATTGCGGGATGCCATCGGCGTTCAGCACGCTGGCACCGTCGTAGCCTTCTTTAATCAGGCGCTCAACAATGGTCTTGTTCGCGAACACGGTACCGGGCAGCATGTCCACATCCGGCAGGACCGGCACGGTATCTTTCAGCAGACTGCGCAGGGTCACACCCGGGTTCAGCTCACGCACTTTTTTGTAGTGCGGGGTTTTCTGCACTTCGTGTTCGTTACGGATGGCGAAGGAGATGGCAAAATCACGCCCCATCAAATCTTCGATAGCCTGCAACTTCACGTACGTGCCTTTGCGATCGTTGACGAAGAAACGGTTGATGTTCACTTCGGTTTCGAACAGGGTGTACGGCTCACTTGACTCACCCCGGGTACGCTCGATTGCCGCCTTCAGGGCATTGGAGTCGCGAACCAGTGTGTAGCTTGGCGTGAGTTCCGGCAGGGAATCAGCTTTACCGGGAACTGCCAGAAATGCGGTGACCTTCATTGGTGTGCCTCTTATCTTTAGTTAATCGCGTACTGATGCCGTACGGGCTCATAAGACAGCGCAGACAGGTGCGGACGGCTCTGCTCGACCTGTTCCGGTGTCCAACCCATGATTTGGATTTGGTAGTCGTACGGTTGGTTACTGTTGCGAATGTGACGCAGACGCTTACGCAGGTTGTCTTGGTCTTTGACCTCAAACTGCTCGAGTGTGCGACCCATTGTTGCGCGGGTGCTGCGACAAATCACAGACAGGGGTTCTAAGCCACTGACGTTTAACCACGTCGGGACATCCACCACCACAAAGCCGAGTTTGTTATCGTTGCCGTATTTGGCAAAGGTGGCGTGTGGGATAACCGGGGCGAAGTTCGCCACACAACTTAAAAAGGTGACCATCGGATTGGGGTGGATTTCCGCGAAGATGGAAACAATGGTCTCTTCTTCGACCGCGACGGCCAAGCGGCCCCCGCTTTTCAGAATCTGGTCTTCGATGCTGGAAAAGTCTAACTGCTCTAATTGCTCTGGAAAGTCTGCTTTGAATTCTTCTACTTTTTTATAGCGACGTAACAGCATGATTACTCCTTAGAGGTAAGAAAAAAAGAGGGCCGAGACCCTCTTGTACTGAATGTTACTGCCCTTTCTTAATAACCAGCGCAACTGTTAATAATAACTGTTGGCCTAACACCTGATACGCTGACCAGCCGTTCTCCACGCAATACTGCCCCATCATGTCAAGGCGCATCGCTGGCGGAAACTCCGGGTGCCCGTTCAGCCGCGTCCGGTTTGAAGCAATCAGCCACGCCGGGTCGTTGATGGTACGGTCATTCGGGTCAGGACAATCCATGATGTCCCAGTGGTTTCGGTTCTGGAAGTTGATGAAGCACTCAAAGTCACGCCCCAGCGGCAAACCCACTGTGGTCAACTGAGTAATGTTCACCATCGCACCAAACGACACGATGTCATTCACCTTGACTTTGCAATACGCTGCCGAGACCGTCACCTTGGAATTCTCGTTCAGCAGCTTGTTGAGCTTCTCTTCCAACTGACTAGCAACGAAACGTTGAGCTTCGGCCAATTCTTCGTACTGGTGGAGAATCTCGACATTGTTGCGCGACAACAGTTTGCCGTACATCAGCGTCTTCAACCAGTCTGGGAGCAGCACCTGCAAACAGCGTGAGGCTTTGTCCCAGTTCGTCCCCATGGCCGGGAAGAACTCCATGGCGTCGTATTTCCCACCGTACGG